GGGACGAGCTTCGTGTCCCGGTACGACCCCGACATCGACCGCGGGTTGCGGATCAACTCCTACGCCCGCACGGCCCTGGCCTAGGAGCCGGCATGGATATCGCAGCAGCCGCGCAGGACGTCGTCGACCAGCTCGTCGCCGGCGGCGTGCGCGCGGTCGTCGACGGCCGGGACCTGAACCCGCCGGCCGTCCAGATCCGTCCCCCGACCCTGCACTACCGGTTCGGGCGCGGTGCGGCGGCCGACTGGGAGGCGTGGGCCGTGGTCCCGGACACCGGGATGCGGACCGACCTGGCCGCACTCTCCGACCTCCTCGAGAAGGTCCAGGCCGCCCTCGGACATGTGGGCGTCCAAGCCCGCCCCGACACCGTCACCCTCGCCGACGGGGGCACCGTCCCCGCCTACGTCCTGACCTGGTCCTCGAAGATCACCGACACCGCTAGGAGAACTCATCATGGCTGACATGGTCCTGGGCCCCGGGTCCCTCACGATCGGGGGCGAGGGGTCGGAGATCGACGCCTCGTGCCTCGTGAACAACGCGCGCGTCACCTCCGACAAAGACGAGGGCGACTCCAAGACGATGCTCTGCGGGACATCGAAGCCCGGCAAGGTCACCTACACCTACTCCCTGACGGGGAACTTCGACGTCGACGCCGACACGAAGGACGGCCTCTTCGCGCTCACGCAGGCCCAGCCGGGCTCCCAGCAGCCGTTCGTGTACGTCCCCGACTCCGCCGTCGGCACGCAGGCCGAGGGGACGCTCATCATCGACCCCCTGGACTTCGGGGCCGACGAGTACGGCGACTCGCTGTCCAGCGACTTCGAGTTCTCGCTCGTCGGCGCCCCCGTCTACACCTACCCCGACGACTCCGACGACGACCCCGTGGCCCGCAAGGCGAGGAAGTACCCGCCGCTGATCGTCAACGGCCGCCAGGCCGGCGGCGTCACCTACGACACCCCGCCGACGTCAGACGACGTCGGCGAAGCGACGCAGGGGCCGAAGTCGAAGGCGAAGGCGAAGACCCCCGAACCGGCGAACGCGTAGTGGCCCACGGCGCCACCATCAAGGTCGAGGGCGCCCGCGAGCTGCGGGCGTCCATGAAGCGCGCCGGCTTCGACATGCAGGACCTCAAGTCCGCTCACGTCGAGGTCGCCCAGTACGTCGGGGCCGTCGCCGCGTCCCGGGCCCCGCGGCGCTCGGGGATGCTCGCCGCGTCCTGGCGCCCGGGCGCCGGCTCGACCCAGGCGGTCATCCGGTTCGGCGGGGCCGCCGTCCCCTACGCGAATGCCGTGCACTGGGGCACCGGCGCCCGCGCGGGCCTGCGCGGGCCCCACAACATCGCCCCGTCACTGTTCGCGACGTCCGCCGCCCACGACACCGAACCGGTGTGGGTCGACGTCTATCTCGACGCAGTCAACGCGATCGTCGACACCATCCGAGGAGCCTAGATGCCCACCAAGAAGAAGACCGGTCCCGTCGTCTTGAAGTCGACCAGGTGGCGGCTCGTACTCGGGGACCCCAACGACCCCGAGAACTCCGAGTCGTGGGCCGAGCTCGAGGCGCAGGCCCGCTCGGCCGACGAGATCCGCGCCGAGGCGATGTTCCGTCGGAACAAGGGCTGGGGCACGATCGCGGACTCCCCGCTGACGTTCCAGCAGGTCCAGATGTGGGCCGCCCTGATCCGCACCAACCAGATCGCGCGCGACACGACCTTCGACGCGTTCCGCGCGGGCCTCGTCGAGTGGTCGGTCATCGAAGACGAGGACGAGGAGACCCCTACCCTGCCGGCTCTCGCAGCCGGCTGATCGTCGAGCTGTCCGTGGAGACGCACCTGCCCTACGTCGAGCTCGCAGAGCTCGACGACGCGGTGCTCGCCACCTACCTAGATGTTCTGCGAGTGAAGGCCGAGGAGGTGACCAGGCGTGGCCGGTAAATCAGCGGTCCTGACCGTCAAGATCCTCTCTGACGCGTCCGGGGCGTCCAAGGGCCTGAACGAGTCCATCCAGAAGGTCTCGCGGTTCCAGTCCGGGCTCTCGAAGGCCGCGGGCCCCGCCGGCAAGGACGTCGGGTCCTCGCTCGTCAAGGGCGTCGACTCCGTGCTCGGGACCGGCCTGAAGATCGTCGGCGGCGCCGGTGCCGTGGTCATGGGGACCGCCCTCGCGAAGGGCTTCGGGCGACTGACCGCGATCGATGACGCGAAAGCCAAGCTCCTCGGGCTCGGGCACTCCGCGGCCGAGGTCGAGAAGATCATGAAGAACGCGACGACCGCGGTTAAGGGGACCGCGTTCGGGCTCGACGAGGCCGCGACCACCGCGGCCTCGGTCGTCGCGGCCGGTATCAAGCCCGGCAAGGAGCTCACGAGCGTCCTGACGACCGTCGCCGACACCGCGACCATCGCCGGGACGTCCATGGGCGACATGGGGTCGATCTTCGCGAAGGTCGCCGCGTCGAACAAGGTCACGGGCGAGACACTCCAGCAGCTGACCGACAAGGGCGTCCCAGCCCTGCAGATGATCGCCAAGCACTACGGGGTCACCGCCGCGAAAGCCTCCCAAATGGTCTCTAAAGGGAAGGTCGACTTCAAGAATTTCGCGGCCGCCATGAAGGAGGGCGTCGGCGGGGCCGCGAAGCAGTCCGGGAAGACGTTCAAGGGCGCGTGGGCGAACGTGATGGCCTCGCTCGGTCGGATCGGCGCGAACCTCATGGCGCCGCTGTTCGACGGGTCGAAGTCCGTCCTGCAGGACCTGCCCGGGATGCTCGCGGGCGTCGAGGACAAGGCGACCGACGTCGGGGTCGCCCTCGGCAAGATGATGGACTGGTCCAAGCGGAACGTCTCCCTGCTCAAGACGCTCGCCGTGGTCGGCGCGAGCGCGTTCGCCGCGTTGCTCGCGATCCGGACCGTGGTCGCCGTGTGGCAGGCGTTCAACGCGGTCATGGCGATCGCGAAGGCCGCCCAGCTCGGATACGCGGCCGCGACCTACGGCACCGCGGCCGCCACCAGCTACATGACGGCGGCGACCACCGCGCAGAAGGTCGCCATCGTGGCCGGCGTCGCCGCACAGAAGATCGCGACCGCCGCCGAGAAGACGTGGACCGGCGTGCTCAAGGTCGCCACGGCCGCCCAGTGGGCGTGGAACGCGGCGATGAACGCCAACCCGATATCGCTCGTCGTGGTCGCGGTCGTGGCGCTGATCGCGGTCATCGTGCTCCTGTGGACCAAGTGCGCCGGCTTCCAGAATTTCTGGAAGGCCGTGTGGAAGGGCATGCAGTCCGTGACCGTCGCGGTGTGGAAAGCGATCCGGGCCGCAGGCGTCGCAGTGTTCACCTTCCTGCAGCCGTTCATCCGCGGCGTGATGAAGACCCTGACCGTGGCGATGAAGGTCTTCGGGACCGCTGCGAAGCTCGTGTGGCTGCTGATCCGGGCCGCGGCGATCGTCGCGTGGACCGCGATCCTCCTGCTCGTCAAGGGCGTCATGACCGGCGTCAACCGGGTCGTCAGGGCGGTCAAGGGTCCGATCACGGCCGTATGGTCCGCGATCCGGTCCGCGGCACGCACCGCGTGGTCGGGCGTGTCCGCGGCCGTGCGGTCGGCGATGTCCGTCGTGCGGTCCGTCGTCGGGGCGGTCAAGGGCCCGATCCTGGCCGTGTGGTCCGCGATCCGGTCCGTCGCCTCGTCCGTGTGGCGCGCGATCGCCGCCGTCGCGCGCGCCGAGATGGGCGTCGTGCGGTCCGTCGTGCAGGGCGTCAAGGGCCCGATCCTGGCCGTGTGGAACGGCATCAAGGCCGCGACGAGCTCCGTGTGGCGCGCGCTCGCATCGATCATCCGGTCCGCCCTGTCCCCGATCACGGGGATGATCAACGGGATCGAGTCGGCGTTCAACGGCCTGATCGGGGCCGTGCAGACCCTCATCAGCTGGCTCTCGAAGATCCACGTCCCCCACATCCACATCCCCGGCGTCGGCTCGTCGAAGTCCTCGGCGCCCGCGGCCGTCTACCCCGCCACCTACGGGTACGCCGCGTCGCCGACTCTCGCGGGAATCGTCGGCGCACGCTCGGCGCCCGCGCTCATGGGCGGCGGCAACGTCACCATCAACGCCTACGGGATCCTCGACGGCACCGACGGCGCCCGCGTGATGCGCCGGGTGCTGCGCAACGATGAACGCCGCCGCGGCGGGGTCCTGATCGGCAATGACTACTCGCGCCGGCGGGCGGTGACCGCGTGAGCTCCGGGATCACGTGCACCGTGTTCGTCGACGGGCAACGTCTGGCGGACGGGTCCCCGACCGACGACGAGCTCGCCCCCAACGCCTTGTCCGGGTTGCAAGTCGTCTGGGGGCGCGAGACGACCGTCGACCAGCCGCAGGCCTCGACGTGCACGTTCGACGTCGTCGACGCCCCCGGCGGGTCATCGTTCGCGGACGTGCTGCGTGTAGGCCTGCCCGTGGACGTCACCGCGACCGGGAACCTGTACCCGGACCCGACGGTCTCGACGTTCCTGAACCCGTCGTTCGAGCTCGAGGCGGTGCCCGTCGTCGTCACGGGCGGCACGGCGACCGTCTCCACCCGGCGGGCCGCGACCGGTGCCCAGTCGTTGCAGATCATGCCCGTCACCGGGCGCCGGCGCGTGTCCGCGGTCCTGGCGCCGGCCCCGTTTGTGGCTCACGGGACCGAGCCGGACGCGTGGGCGGCGATCCCCGCGACGGCGGCCGGCCAGACCTGGGGGTATGGGGCGAGCGTGTTTGCCCCCGCCCACGCGGTCGTCCAGGTCCGGCCCGTCCTGTTCACGGCCCCATGGGCCGACGCCTACACAGTGATCGACGAGCCGGTCACGCTCGCTGGCGACGACACGTGGCACGACCTCGCCGCCCAGTTCACGCCCGAGACCCCGGGCGCGTGGGTCGGCGTCGAGGTGAGCGTCTACCCCGCCGGCCCCACCTGGGACCAGGTCCCGCCCGAGCTCACCTGGGACGAGCTCGACCCGATCTGGACGTGGGACGACACCGGGTCCGTGTTCGTCGACGACGTCGTGGTCCTCGCCCCCGAGGCGGGCACGTCCTCGACGGTCCTCGTGTTCTCCGGGCGGATCACCGCCCTCGACGACGCGTTCGACGACGCCTGGGGCGCCCCGATCATCTCCGTGACCTGCGCGGACTTCACAGCGGATCTCGACAACCGGGACGTCGGCGACCAGCCGTGGGACGTCGAAGCCGTCGCGGACCGCATGGGCCGCATCCTCGACCTGTCCGGCGCCAACGTGTCACTGACCGTCCCCGACACCGTCGCGGGCATCCTCGTGTCCTGGCGTGACGTCGACTCCCAACCCGCGATGGGACTCCTCGCGACCTACGCGACGACCGTTGACGCGATCTTGTGGTCCGCGACCCACCAGGTCACCGGCCCCTACCTCGAGCTCGAGGACCCAGCGAACCGCCCGTCCCTCGCGGTCCTCACCCTCGACGCCGGCACCGGCCTCGTCGAGATCGTCCCCACCACCGCGTCGGCGGACTCTCTCGACATCTCCGCATGCGACGTGCTGCGCGACGACGTGAAGTGGTCCCAGGACACCCAGGACGTCATGACGCGCGCGGCCGTGATCTGGCTTGAGCAGGGCGTCGACGACGACGGCAAGACCATGACCACCGAGCGCACGTACACCCTGATCGACACCCCGCTCGAGGCCCGGCTCGGGTCGCGGCGCATCTCGTTGACCTCCGAGCTGCA